TGCCGCCGACTCATGACGCACGCGGAGAAGACGCACGCCAGCGTGCCTGCCCTGCGGCGTGCGCGGGCGGGGCGGGCGAAGATCCGCGCGCTGCCAGCATGGCAGCCGGGCGCGATGCAGGCGGCGCTGGATGAGTGCTGGCGCGTGCATTTGAGGCCGCATCTGGCGCAGCTCTTCATCGGCGTGTGCGTGGTGAGCTTCACGCCCAAGAACGGCTACACGAGAACGGTGGCGATGCTGACCCATGACGGCGTGCCGTTGCTCGAAGTCGAGGCGGAGCTGCTGCCGAAGACGAAAGACGGCGTGGTGATCGGTCACGAGAAGGTGCCCCGCGTGCTCTACAACGACGCGGAGAACGCGATGGTGGTGTTCTTTCACATTTACGACAACCCGTTTGGCGGCAACTGGGAGGCGCAGAAGAAAGACCTCAGCAAGCGCAGCCGCGAGGAAAAGCTATGGCGTGCGTATGGCATCGCCACGAAGATCGCCGGGGTGCAACTGCCCAAGCTCTGCCGTGCGGCGCATGTGCGGCCGTGGCTGCAAATGCTGAAGGAAGGGACGTGGTATCACATCGTTGATCCATGCAGCGACGGGCGTAACTGGGCGATGGCCTGGGCGAAGGTGAGCCCGAACCCCACGGGTGATCCGATCATCTGGTTTCACCGCGAGTGGCCGCAGCCGAATGATTGGATCGAGGGTGGCATAGGCAATCCGGGCATGTGGGCCGTGATCGAGGATGGTGGCAAGGCGGATGGCCGGAAGAAGAGCAACGAGAACCGCACCGACGGGCAGCGCGGCCCGGCGCAGACGAACTGGGGCTTTGGCTTCGAGCAGTATGCGGCGGAGATCGCCCGCGTGGAAAACGAGCTGTTGAAGCAGGAGCGCCGCGTGGCCGGGCATGCCGGATGGGAGCAGTCCACGGGAGGCATCGACATCCCGAGCGGCTGCCGCATCATGGACAGCCGCGCCGCGAACACGGAAACGATGCTGCACGGCGGCTCGGTCACGCTGATTCAAATGATGGAGCAATATCCGTGCGCCAATGGTGAGCCGCTGATGTTCTATCCGGCGGGACGTGACAGCGGCGCAGAGCAGGGCAGCACCACGATCAAAGAAGGCGTGGCGATGATCAACCACCGGCTGGCCTACGATGAGGACAAAGTGGAGTTGGTCGAGCTGCCCGGCGAACTGAGCGCCGATGGCGCGCCAATGATGGTCTATGCTTTCCACGGGCGCGGGCCAACGCTGTTTTTCAGCGAGCAGTGCGTGAACATGCTGTTCTGCGCCCAGAACTGGACCGGCAGCGGCGGCGGAGTGAACCCGCTCAAAGATTTCATCGACCTCATCCGCTATCTGGTGATCGCCAATCCGGTGCATCTGGACTGGCGCAATTTGCGGACGGACGATGGGAGAAGATAACACCCACAACACCATGCCCCCGACGAAGCCAAAACCCACGTATTTGAAGCGCTGCGATGTGGTCAAACTCTGCCAGCGCAGCGCCCACCTGAATGCCGAGTATGCCGTGAAACTGCTGTTCCCGCCGGGCTGTGCGGCACGGAAAGTCTTGATTCCGGGCGGCAAGGATGTTTATATCCGCGCGGTGGTGCTGGAAGTTTTGGGGCTGACTGACGACTGACACCACCATGAAGACGCTCACGACAGACACCGCCGAACTCCATCAGACCGATTCCAATCGTGATCCCGATGTGCGCAAGCTCATGGAGGAGCTGACCGATATTGTGACGCAGACCGGCACCTGGCTGGCGCAGGCCCAGGAGAATGAAATGACGCAGCTCGCCATCTGGGAGGGCCAGAGCGAGGACGGCCGCAAGTGGGACAAGAACTATCACACGCCGGTGGCTCCCTTCGATGGCTGCTCAGACACGCGGAACCGCCTGACGGATGCGGCGGTCGATGAGCTTGCCATGCTGCAAGTGAGCGCGGTGTTTGATGCCGAGCCGCAGGCCATCCAGCAGGAGGCGCATGATGCCAGCACCGCCAGCAAGGTGGGCACGCTGCTGAAATACGAGATTCGCCAGCGCATGCACGCGGAGCTGTGGGAGGAGACGAACTTTCTCGCGAGCTGGCTAAACTCCTGCGGGCATGCGGTGATGTGGACGCGCTGGCAGGAAGCGTGGGCCACGGGTGAGGAGACGCTGGAGATGGACATGCTTGTGGCCTGGCTGGCCGAGCAGCGGCAGGCGGAGCTGCCGGAAGAGTTGCAGCAGAATGAGCAGGTGGCGGCCGGTATTTTGGAGCAGTCCACCGTGGTGACCCAGGAGCTGCTGGCCAATCCCACCATGGATGAACAGGCGGCAGCGCTCATCATCCAGCGTTATCCGGTGCTGAGTCCGGCCCGTGCGGCGCGCATTGTTGTGGACCTGCGGAAGAATGGCCGCGCCACCTTTCGGCTGCCGGTGAAGAAAGCCGGACGGCCCGCTGCCAAGGCGCTGTTTCCGGGCATTGATGTGCATTACCGCTGGTGGTGTGACAAGATTCAGGAAGCGCCCACGATCTATGTGATCGAGACGCTGCCGGAGCACAAGCTGCGTGCCATGGTGCGCACGGAACGCTGGAGCCAGTCCTTCATTGATGAGATGCTGGCCATCGGCCCCACGCCCTGCATTGACCTGGGTGCGGTGGCGAAGATTGGCAAGCTGCATACGGAAGGCCGCAAGCATTTTGACCGCAATGCCAGCGCCCGCATGAATGCGAAGATGAACGAGATGCGCAGCTATTACCAGGTGGTGCGCGCCTTCGTGCGCAGCGTGGATGAGGACGGCGTGGAGGCCCAGCATGAGGTGGTTTATCACCCCGCCATCGGGGTGAAGGGGAAGCGTCGTGGCAAACCGGAGCCGCTGATCGCGCTCACGCGTCTCGTCGATGACTACCATGATGGCGGCTGCTTTGTGGGTTTCCGCCGGGAATACAAGACGCGGAAAATCTTTGAATCACGCGGCGTGCCGGAGATCGGCGGCAGCGCCCAATGGCAGCTCAAGAAACGCCGGGATGCCAGCATTGACCGCAGCGACCTCGCCACCAGTCCGCCCGTGCGCACCAGCATTCGGATGGGCAAAGGCGAGCGACTGGGCGACATCGGCATCCGGCCCGGCGGCCGCGTGTATGACCAGCGCGGGGATCGCACGGAGTTCATGGAGACGCCGCGCTTCGACGCGGGCGGGGTGGAAGCCGACAACGCCGTGCTGCTGGAGCATGCGAACCTCCTGGGGCTGGAGCATGCCGGGCTGCCGCCGGGCAAGCTGATGCTGCACCGCCAGTATGTGGTGAAGGGTTTCCTGGTGCAATACCGTGAGGTGCTGCTGCGCATCCTGGCCTTGGATCAGCGCTACATGGACCCGCTGTTTGTCAGCCGTGTCATCGGCACCGGCGACCAGCCATTCAGCGTGAGCCGCGCGGAGATTGCCGGCCAGTTTGATGTGAACCTGAAATTCGACGTGCGCATGCTCGACATCGAATATGTCAAGGCGCGCTGGAACGTGGTGCGTGAGGCGATGGCGAATGACCGCAGCGGCGTCATGCGCGATCCGGTGTTTACGAAATGGGTGGTGAGCAGCATCGACAGCGGCCTGGCGGACCTCGGCTTTGATGATCCGCAGTCAGCGGTGGACAAGGATGTCAAGGAGCTGCATGAGCTGCTTTCCAACGGAATGAACGGTTTCTATGGGAGGCCCAAGAATGGCGGCAATGCGCAGGCGCTGCTGGCGGAGATCGACAACCAACTGGCGACCAACCCCCGCATGTATGCGGCCATGCAGCAAGATCCCAACTTTGCGCACTACGTGGCGGCGCTGAAGGAGAAATACACCTTCGACTTGCAGCAGTTCCAGAACGCCGAGACCGGACGGAGCGGCTGGACGTTTGAAGACGCAGGCAGCAAGGCAGGCGTGGGGCGCGGCATGCCGCAAGGATGAAACCAGCATGATGAATGATGAAATTGAACCATGAGCACCCGCCCCAAATCCAAACCCATCCTGATCGAAACCTGCATGGAGGGCGGAGCCCTCGATGATGAGGCGGTGCGGGCCGCGCTGAAGGGCAAAAGCGGCATGCCGGAAGTGCGGGCGGTGATGTCGATGATGGAGCATGCCATCGGCACCGCCCGTCAAGGCGCGGAGGATTTGCGCGGCCCGGAGCGGGATGAGTTTTGCGGCGCGGCACGGGAGCTGCGGGCGCTGCGCACGCGGTTGAATGCGTTTCTCTCCGGCGGTTGAGTGACCGCTGGTTGTTGTTGGGAAGGGCCGTGATGCGGGCATGCATCACGGCCTTTTTCATGTTCAGCCGGATGAATAAACGGCAGGAATGAAGGGAAGCGGGCAGGAACGGGACAGCCAGGACATGACAAGGGAAGGGTCTGCCGCGCACACTGCCAGCACGCCCCCGGTGGGGGTGATGTGTCATGGCGAAAACCAACTCGACAACTGCTGAAACAATTCCGGCTGCTCCCGCCCCTGCAGGCGCGCCGGTGGCTGCGATGGCAAGCGGCCACGGGAAGCAACTCCCGGAATCAAACACTGAGTTGCAGCGCGGAGCCGAGAGCTTCATGTCCATGGCGGAATCTTTGGCTGGCGGGAAGCCTGAGCCCGAGAAGAAGCCGGACCCGAAGGCCGAGGCCAAACCCGCAGCAAAGCCCACCACACCCGAACCCAAGGAGCCCGCAGCCAAAGCTGAGGAAACCATTCCCGAGGAGCCTGCGAGCCAGGCCATCCTGGGCGATGATGACCCGGCCCCGGCGAATGAGCACGAGGACGAAGACGGTGCGGAAGGCGGCAAGGATGCAGCCTCCATCGAGGCCAAGCTCTTCAAACAGCGGCAGAAGCGGCGCGAGGCTGAACAGCAGCGCGACGCCCAGGCGGCTGAGCTTGCGGCAGTGAAGAAGGAACGCGATGAACTCGCGCAGAAATTGACCGCTCCCGGCGCTCCGGTGCTGGAAGGTTATTTTGCGAACGTGAAGACTGAGGCTGATCTGGCGGCGCTGGAGCAGCATTGGGACCGTTACCGTGAGTTTCTCGAAGACCATGAGGACGGTTACACGGATGAGAAAACGGGTGTGGACCACACCCGCGAGCAAGTGCGCGCTGAACTGCGCACCCTCGGCAAGGAGCAGGCGAAAATCCCGCAGGTGCGCAAGGTCTTCACGGACCGCGCCGCCCAGCAGGATGCCGCCACGGCGAAGGCCAGCACGCTCTATCCGTTCGTCCTCAATTCTTCCAAGCCGCACAATGACGTGGCGCTGTCACTGGCGCAGGAATTCCCTGAGATCAACCAGTCCCCGAACCGTGCGCTGCTGCTTGGCATGCTCACGACGGCGCGGCTGGTGGAGAACAAGAAATTCACCATCACGCCCGCATTGAGGAGCAAGGCAGCAGAGCCCGCCCCGGCGGCTCCAGCTCCGGTGAAAGCAGCAGCCCCGATGCCGCCCTCCGCGCCGCCTGCGGCCCGTGTGCAGCAGGCTCCGCCTGACACTGCCGCCCATGAGCATTCCCGCATGATCGCGGGAGACATGAGCGCGGTGGAGGACTGGGCTGCGGGACTGGTGGGAGAATGATTCTCCACCTTTTCACCCCACCCTTTTATGCCCCAGACTTTTGCCCGCAATGCCATTGGCGTCCGTGAGGACCTTGCCAATGGCATCTATCTCATTGATGCCAAAAACACGCCGATTCTCTCGGCTCTGCCGAAAGGCTCCGAACTCGTCAACCCGCTCTTCGACTGGCAGGTGGACGCCTATGCTTCTCCTGACATGACGCCCGTGCCCGATGGCACCGATGTCAGCAACACGGAGAACGCCGCCGCGAACCGCCAGCGCCTCTCCGGCAAGTGCATGGAGCTGCGCAAGACGCCCAAAGTTTCCAACCGCACGGAAATGACCGATGTGGCCGGCCAGGGCAAAGGCAAGGAATTTGCCAAGTCCATCACCAAATCGATGGTAGAACTCAAGCGCGGCGTCGAATGCGCCCTGGGCTCTGACAATAGCAGCCAGGACGACAACGGCACCGTGGGCGACCAGACACGCGGCCTGGGTGAATGGATCAAGGCCACGGCCTGGAGCCACCTCCCTGCCTCGGATCTGACCTTTCACACGCCTGCCGCGTCCATCGACACGACGGCGATGGCGAGCCTCACCCCCGCTGTGATCAATGGCGTGCTGGAAAGCCAGTATGGCGTGACCGGCAGCAACCAGAGCTACCTGCTCGTGGTCGGCACCACGCTGAAGAAGACCATCACCAACGTGGTCGGGTATCAGCCCACCGTGTCCAACCAGACCGCCATCCTGCGCACCAACAAGGGCAGCGAAGGCGCGTGGAGCAACAACGTGCAGACGTTCACGGGTGACTTCGGCACCTATGACATCGTGCTGAGCAACTGGCTGGGCTTCAACAACAGCACCAAGGCCGTCAACGCCTACCTTGGCTATGCGCTCGACACCTCCATGCTGGAGCTGCGCATGCACCAGCCGTGGGACTTTGAGGAGCTGCCCAACCTGGGCGGCGGCCGTCGAGGCCTCCTGAAATGCGTTTTTGGCCTCATGGTCAAGAACCCCAAGGGCCTCGCCAAATTTGCCGCCTCCTCGTAGGACGCGGCTTCACCCTGAACTCAACCTTCAAAACACACGATCATGGCTGACCAAACCGCAACCCTCGACAAGAAATACGCTTCCGTCCTTCCGGCGGAAGTTGTGCGCCAGACCGGCTTCACGCATGCCTGGCGCATCCCCTACACGGAGGTTTACAATGCCTCGCAAACCACGCAGGGCGACACCAAAACGATCACGCTCGGCAGCCTGCCGACGAAGTTCCTGATCACTCAGGCGGGCGTGTTGGTGACCACCGCTTACGCCACCACGGGCACCCTGTTGGTGGCCG